GCTACGCCGAGGGCATCGCTGGTGCGCTGGCAGTCTCCGCCGAGGAAGACGACGACGTCACCGACATCGACATCGACATCGACGCCGCCTACAACATCGCGTACGCCCAGATCGGCGACGACCAGCGGTTCCACCACGAAGCGGTGTCGGTGCTCGCCCAGCTGCAGCAGGCCATCGCCAAGGCGCTGGCCCGAGTCCTGGCCGGCGGCGACGACCTGTCTTTCGACGAGCTGGTGGACCGCGCTCGACACATCATCGGCGCCGCCGGCGTGGCGTCTGCGCTGGCCGTGCTGATCGACTTCGCCATCGGGCGGATGGTCACCGCCGGCACCCTCGCGCTCTACGACCGGTACCACGTCGAGGAAGTGGCCTTCCTGAGCGCGGGCGACGACAACGTCTGCCCGGTCTGCGAAGACGCCGAGAACTCCGGTCCCTACCGCCGCGACGAAGCGCCGGAACCCCCGCTGCATCCACGCTGCCGCTGCGCGCTGGTCGCCACCGGCGAACTGCCGGACCGCGCCTACACCGACTTCCAGTGAGGAGCCATGGCGACCTACCCCCTGATCCAGATCGTCGACTCGAACGGCAACCCCACCACCGCAGCCACGACCACCGCCGCGATCGCGGCGAACGCCGGCACCGTCGTGGTGAAGGCCTCGCCGGGCCGGCTCTACCGGGTGCTGGTCACGACCGCGGCGTCCACCGGCGTGCTGACGATCTACGACAACGCCAGCGCCGCCTCCGGCACCGTGCTGGCCGTCGTGCCGGCCAGCACCACGGCCGGCACCCTCTACAACCTGGAAGTGCCAGCCGCCAACGGCATCACCGTGTCCGCCCCGGCCTCCTGTGCCGCCGTCACCGTCTCCTACGCGTGAGGGTGTCGTGCTGGAGACGCGCCTGATCCGCGAGGTGCGGGCCCGGCAGGAGTCCTCGGCGACCGAGGAACTGGTCGAGCTCGTCGTCGACATCGTCGCCGGAATGTTCCCGGACCTGCTGACCGACGCGCTCAAGCGACCCGAGGTCCGCACCGCCATCAACAACATCGTCGCCATCGAGCGGCGTGCTGCCGCACCGCAGCCGCCGTCGGCGGCACGACGGTCCGCCGCGAGGGGAGTCCGCCGTGTCTGACCGGCCCATTGCGACAGTCGCCGGCACCATGCTCGTGCCGGGTGTCAGTCGCAACAAGCGCCTGTACACCAAGGACGTCATCGCCCGAGCGGTCAACCGGATGCGGGCGCGCATCGCCGACCCGGCCGGCCTGCCGATCGTGATGCGCACCCACCACGAGGCTGGCGACAACTCGGCGAGCATCGTGGGCCGGCTCACCGCCGTCTCGGTCGCCGAGGACGGCAGCGCCCGCTACGGCGCGCTGATCTACGACACGCAGGCCGGTCGGGATATCGCCGCGTTGATCACGCCGAAGCAGCCGGCGCTGCGCTCGGTGTCGATCCACGGCTACTGGCTCGGCCCGCTGAAGAAGGTCACCCACGACGGCGAGTCCGTCACCACCGGCGACGACCTGGAAATCGACGCCGTCGACTGGACCGCCACCCCCGGTGTCGTCAGCGCCACCGTGCACACCGCCGCGTGGCTGCCCGGTCGCCATTCCGCCGAGTCCGCCGAATCCACGGCGCTGGCGCGCACACCCATCAGCGAGGCCGTGGAGGCCACCATCACCGCGATCAGCGAGGCCGTCGTCGACGAGGACGAGGTGGCCTGGCACGCCTTCGTCGAGGCCGCCTACACCCAGAAGCAGAAGAACCAGATGGTCGGGGCCGGCGCGATGCGCAACGCGCAGGGCAAGGGCAGCTATCCGATCAAGACCAAGGCCGACCTGCGCAAGGCGATCCGCGCGGTCGGCCGTGGCGGCGCCAACCACAACGCGATCCGCCGGCACGTCATCGCCCGCGCCAAGGCACTGGGACTGAGCTCGATGATCCCGTCCAACTGGAACCCCGACGGCTCGATCAAGGAATCGCAGACCCGCTTCGGGGCGGTCACCGAGTACATGGGCGACTACGCCGACAGCGCCGGCGGGGCTGCCAGCTTCTGCATCGACGCCGGCAACGGCCCAATCTCGATCACCCTGCGCGGCTACGGCATCGACCCCGGCGAGCTGCGCGTCATCGCCGGCGCCGCCATGGACGCCGCCGTCGACGCGCTCGCCGCGCTGGACCCGGACATGGACGGCGACATCGACCTGGACGGCGCGCCGCACGCCGACACCGACGGCCCGGGCGAGTCCGTGCCCGTCGTGCTGAACGACGGCGAGCACGTGATCACCGCCGAGGTCGCCACGGGTGCCGCGCCGTTCACCCCAGGGGCTGCGGCTATTGGGACGACCGTCACGGTCCCGGTCAGCGGCACCACGTTCACCACCGCGACCGGAGAGTCCGACGGCGTCCAGGTCGGACGGACCTACGAGCTGGACCCGGTTGCCGAAGCGGCGCCGGTGGACACCAGCACCCCAGACACCCCCGGCACTGCCGGGGATACCGCAAGCACCCACGAGGAGGTGCCCGCCGTGAGCGAGGCAACCAGCACGACCCAGGCGGCCGAGACCACGGCGCAGCCCGCGCAGCCCGCGCGCACCCTCACCGACGCCGACATCACGGCGCTCGGCACCGCTTTCTCGGCGGCTCTCCAGGAGCACGCCGCGAACAACGTCCCGGCGGCTCCGGCCGTCGAGACCAGCACCACCCAGGCCCCGCCCTCCGGGACCACTGCTGAGCAGGTCGCCGCCACTACCGCCGAGACCACGAAGGCGGACAGCGCGGTGGCCGAGAAGGCATTGCAGGAGAGGGCCGCTCAGATCGAGGCCGAGCTGAAGACCAAGCTGGAAGCCGACTTCGCCGCGCGGGAGACCGCGATGCGGGAGGCCGTGATCACGCAGGTCCGCGAAGAGATGCTGCGGGCTGGCGGCACGCCGCGTCGCACCGGCTACCGGGTGCACGAGAACCAGCAGCAGCTGCCGGATGTGCAGACGCTGTGGGAGGACCGCACCAGCGTGCTGCTGGGCGACTTCGCGAAGACCCCGGTGCCGCAGCCCGGCACTGGCTTCGCGCCGGCGCCCACGCCCACGCAGCCGGAAGTGCCGCAGGCGGCAGCCCAGTAACCGTCCACTCCAGACGGCCTTCCCTTTCCGAGCCCCGCCTGAACGATTCCTCGTTCGGCGGGGCTTTTGCATGCCCAGAAAGAGGCTCTCATGCCCACCGAGCTTGAGGAGGCGTTGACCACCGCTGGTACGGTCACGCCCCTTATCCCCAAGTCGATCGATCCGGTGCTGCTGGAATACCAGCGCCGGTACGCCCCACTGCTGGCCGCGATCCCGACCAAGCAGTGGAACTCCACGCAGTACTTCTTCAACCGCCGCGTGACCCGACCGGACTCCGGTGGTGTCACCGACGGCGGCGCACGGCCGATCGGCAACAGCACGTACGAGCAGGCGGTTTTCAACATCCGCCTGTACCAGGCAGTGGGCTCGGTCAGTATGGCCGCCTGACGCCGCGAGGTGTCAGTGAACATCGCACTGTATCGGTGAACCCCGCCAATCCAAGGGGAATACCGAGGCAACCCGTACCGGGGAGTCCGTAGAGACTACACGTGTGACAACTCCGATAGGTCCGCTCGGCCGGTATAGCCGATCGGGACTGGAGTTGAAGATATAGTCCGGTCTGCATCGATGGAAAAGATGCAGAGTCAGGCAGAAATGACCTGACCCGCGCCGCCCAGTCGGCGTGAGTAACAAATCGCACTGGTTTCGCCCAGACCGTGACCCGTGACCTGGCCGGCGACCTGCGCCAGCTGGAACTCGACGGCACCGTCCAGTCCATGCTGTGGACCCTGGAGAACTCCTTCATCTGGGGCAACGACTCGGCCACCGCGTCGGGTCAGTACCCGATCTCCTCGGGCCTGGACTACCTGGTGTCCAACTGGAGCGCCGGCACCGGCTCCAACGCGTACGTCAACGCGCAGGACATCAACGGCAACTTCCAGCTCAAGCACCTCGACGAGATCATCGACATCGTCGAGACCAACGCCGCGATGCCGATCGGCAGCAACTACATGTTCGTCATGTCGCCGCGCATGGCGTCGGCGGTGTCCCAGTCCCTGGTCGCGCAGCAGCGTTTCGAGGCTCCGCAGACCAACCTGGGCGCCGGCCTGAACGTGCCGACCTACCGCGACGTGCCGCTGATCAAGTCCAGCTTCCTGTCGCCGCGGTCGAACTCCATGGGCGCGGTCACCACGGCCACCGCCACCACCGGCGGCACGCTGGCCGCGGCCACGTACTACTACCAGGTGGCCCCCGTGATCGCCCGCTTCGGCGAGATCCTGGCGTCCACCGAGGTCTCGCAGGCCACGAGCGGCTCCACCTCGACGAACACGCTGACCGTGGCCGCGCCGAGCAACATGCCTGATGGTGCGAGCCCGATCATGTACAAGGTCTACCGCTCGACCAGCTCGGGTGCGGAGACCCTGATCGGCACGGTCGATGCCTTCGACACCACCGGCACGGCGGTGACCAGCATCATCGACACCGGCACCAACCTGCTGACCAACAGCAGCGGCAACACCGGCCCGGCGGCGTACGTGGGCACCAACACCGGCGCCAAGCCGCGCAGCACGGGCCAGGAGGACTTCTACCTGGTGCCGCGCGACCCGGCGTTCCTGGTGCGCCCGTACACCCGCGACATGCGGATCCTGCCGCTGGCGCCCACCGTGTCCGCTCCGGACACGCTGC